CCCAAAAGCTTTTTAAGGTTGTCAATTCTTATTTTTTCGGTTAATCCGTCAATACTTATGGAGTTCATCAACTTGTAAACCTTGGAGGCATCCAAATCCTGATTAATGATTTGATCTTTGGTGCGTACTTTTATGATCTCAGTCTCAGTTGCCCCAATGTCATCTGTGAAGCCCGATAAATTTTCTGGTACTTCTACCGGGTTATCAAGTTGCTCTTTGTAATCATTGGTAAAATCGTTTGTACTTAAGCCTTTGCCCTCAACTTTGTCCTGTTTGTCGTTGAGTGCATCTGTCAAACCGTCAATTTCCCCTATTTGGTGAAACTCCGGGTGCACATAATTTTGAAGCCCGTCGAGTTTGTTTTTTAAAGCAGTGGTAAAATCATTTGCACTTAAGCCCTTACCGGTCACTTTATCAACTTTGCTATTAAGCGCATCAACCAGACCGATAATGAAGGATTGAGGCATCTCATTAGGCAATACAAAATTTTGGATCACAACAAACTCCTCGGTATTGTCCCCTTTTAAAAATGTGAAACTGGTATTACCATCCTCATCCACCTCAATGGTTTTTACGACCGCACCAGAGTCTTTATGCCAAAAAGAGGCCAGCAGGTTGAGCCATTTGGTTTTAATCACAGGATCAGTACAGGTGAGGTAATCAATGAGTATTTCTATTGCTTTTTTCATACTACTTAAATAAGCTGCATAAGTCGCAGGGATCGTTATTATCTATAATGTCGGTATCTGCCTCGGTCAATCCGGTTGCAGGGTGTATCTGGTTATTTTCGTAAAATGCCACTATAGCATCACTCCCCGTGGTGTATATGGGATCAATTAAAACCTCACCCGCCTCCAGATCGTCTGTTAATGCCATACCATTCTCAAAAGCCAGTTGAATAACCGCCTCTACAGTACCGTAATTACTTACAGCCAAATCCAGTAAAGATTGATATGGTTTTACAATCATGGTGCGGGTGTGTGATGGGTTCCTTTACCTTGAGACAATTGTGCATTGTTCAATTTTTGGTAATGCAATTCTTTTAATATCCGCTCAGGCAATTCATTAAGGCGCTGCGTTACCTCTGCACGAAATTCCTTAGCCTCCTCAACGTCTTTTTGCCTGATCTCAATCAGCTTTTGATTGGTCTTATTTTGCTCAATGCTTATAGTGATATAATTCTCCTGACTTTTGAGCGCCATATCCTTCCAAATTTGAGTGTCTTTTTTGCTTTCGAGATACAGGTACCGCACGACAAAAAATAGAGCCACCACAAGGGCTCCTAATAAACCGTACTCCAAAAATTTCCCGCTTACGGGGTCTGCTTGTAAAATCATAATCAATTAATTGTACCGGTTCCTGTGATTGCGCCACCAGTGGCCGAGGTACCCGTCACGGTCGTCGTCCTCCCAACCGTGAACTGGGCTACCGCAGCTGCAATCTTTTGAGCTACACGTTTACGGGCTTCAGCAGGGTTTACAACCTGATCTGCCTCCGCATCAAATGCGGCCTCAATCTGCTCTGCTAATTGCGTTTCTGTTATTGGCATTATATCTACTTTAAAATCTTATTTAATCGCGTTTTTATCGCGGTTGTATTGGTTACGTTAATCGTGGTTCCGTTGATCACTATGATCTTGTTAACCTCGTCGATGTAATCATTGAGTACATCCTTTAAACTTTCGCCCTGGGCTTTGATCTCGTACCCGTTAGCATCCGCCTTAAAATTTATCGTTCCTATCGCTCCGGCAATCTTGTCAACCTCATTAACCATACTCACAAAGAGCGTGTTTTGATCATTCCCGATCATTGACACCAGAACTGTGGAGCCTATGCGCGGGTATAGGATGCTATACCGGTCTCCTGATCCCTGAGCAGCCTTAAGTCGTACATCGTAAAACTCAAAGCCATCCAAATCAATAATGTCAACCGTGTGCTGGTCCTCATCCACCTTGCTCACCGTTCCTGAAAAGCATTGAAAATCGCTTTTCTTGAAATTGGACAGAGCCTTTTTAAGCTGTGCATCTAATCCCATTTACACCTTACTACCCAGTTCAACCTCCCTGCGCGCTCCACTTGTACCAAAGGTCGTGGTAACCTTGGGCACAAAGTAACTCCCGGCACGTTCGGGGTAATTCTCATCAGTTATATTCACGGTCATCCCGCGGGTTGCATACGGCACTAAAAAGCCTGTAATCGTACCCTCGTAACCGGTATATTTTAACTCGCTCAGCTCGGCCTCCCCAAGCTTTTTAAGCACTTCTTTATCGCTCACATTGTACCGGTAAATGGTGCGCTGCTCTCCGGTGAGATCACCTACAACCACCGTCACTTTGGTATTGTCTTTTTGAACACCCACAACCTTTAAAGCAATACGAACATCCTCGGCACGTCTAAACTTAAGATCGTGTTTAACCACATTGCGGTACAGATCATAACTTACAGACTCCCCAATGTTCTTGGTTTGCCTCAAACCGGCATAAAGCAGACCAGCATCGTCAATAAACAAATAGAGCCCGTACTCCTCGCGTATCTTTTCCAGAGCTTCAGCTCCGTTAACGTTCTTGAGAATAAACTTATCAAAATTGACATCCGGGATATCTCCCGCAAGTTCAACACCGGTACCGGCAACGATCTCCTGTAATACTTTTTTGAGCGTTGTGGCTTTAAAATTCTTATTGATGGTCTTTTGCCGTACCAGGTAAATGGCATCCTCACACTCAATGGTAATCGTGGGCACGTTGGGCTTTATCCAACGTACATAACCCACAAACTCCTCCTTTTCAAATACGCCTAAATAAGCGAGGGTAATTGACACCTTGTCACCTGCTTTGATCTCGCCCTCCAGCTGCTTGCGGGTGTAACCCAGCTCACGATTACCAAAGAGTGCAGACATAGGCAGTTTGACCTCTGCGGTATCGCTCAGGAGGTCGACTGATTTAGTGATCTTAACCCCATTTACCTGAGGGAAAAGAAAATCGCCTATACGTATGTTTGCATCCAGGATAAACATTACAAGCCTGTTAAGTTTTTATTTTGATCGTCGATGATGGCGTAAAAGTCATCGTCGCTTACTGCATTTATATAATAGCTTTGAGAGTAGGGTTTGCCCTTCATATCTCCAAAGCCGTAATCCTTAATCACAATGCGGTTGATGTTAAACAACCGGGCAAAATCATTATCAAAATCAAGTGCCTGGTGTTTTTCACAAAGGGCAATGATTGATTCAACTTGCTCCTCCGGATATTCTTTGGGGTTGTCAGGATCAATGCAAACCCCTTGTATTTTGATCATATAATCCCCCGCGCTTATAAATTCCTTTACGGTCCCGCGGTGATCATTACCCACCAGAACCGTCTCCTCAATGAGCTTGCGTGTGGTGATGGTGATGAGTGGCTCATTAGGCATTTGCACCCCGTCAATGATGACATCCATAAACAAGGGTTTGCCCAGCTTGTTACGGCTAAAAATAGCTTTGCCCAGGCGCTCTACTTTTGGGAATGGGTTGTAATTCTCCAGACCCAATTGCGGGAACGGGAGACCAACGTAACCGTGTGCGGTTGCTACCAATTGCCGTATGGTAAATTCATTTGCCATTATACCGGTGATGTTTGCATCTGGTTAATACTATTCAACACACGCAAAAGCATACGCTTAAGCTCCTCCTCACTTTGCTCAAGACCCTGTTGTATGTTTTGGGTTTGTACGGTGAAATTCTCAACAAGCCGGTCAAAGTTCACATTGATATTAGTTTGACGGGAACCACCCCCGGTGATAGACTCAATACCTTTGTCAAGTCCTTCAGGAAGCTTGGCAGGATCATTCCCTCCTTTAATTTGTGCCTCGGTATTGCCTGAGGCTGTTTTGCCATTACCGCTCAGAAATTCGAGAATACCGCCTTTTTTGCTTGTGTTGGCCGCAGCTTCATTAACTCCCTTTTGATAGGCTTCACCTGCCTTTTGGCCTACGCCTTTCATCTTGCCCAGGAACGCAGCGCCACTATTAAGACCCATCAGGTCATTAGCGGCATTCTTACCAGTTTCCCAAGCCTTTTTCCAGTCGCCATTGACAAACTGCATAAAGGCTTTACCTAAGCCCGACAAGCCTCTTAAAATATCTTTGATTCGGTCAATGATTAACTCCTTCAGCGCGCCTCCAAAACCTTTCATTGCCTCCCAGATCGCCATAATACTCCCCCGGAACCATCCTACCTTTTGATATGCGTAAACGATCCCCGCAGCAAGAGCGAGAATACCAGCCACAACCAGACCGATGGGGTTAGCTGTTAAGGCAGCATTCCAAAGCCATTGTGCAGCTGTGGCAATTTTAGTCCAAAGCACATAGGCCATAAACTGAACCCGAAACGCCAAAAAGCTAATTTTACCAATGATGAGCTGTGCGTTGAGCGCAACGAGTGAAGCGGTGAGCAAACCGATCACCACCGCATTGTCCTGGATCGTCTGAACGATACTGCTAAACAAGGCGGGTATCTGTGGTAAAAAGTCAATTAAATTAATCGCCCAGTCAACCAATGGTGTGAGATAGGGCAAAATCTTTTCCCCCAGTTTGATCGCGCCCAGTTGAAGTTTACCCAAAAAGGTTGACCACTTACCGCCAAAGGATTGTGACTGCTTAGTCATCAAATCAAAGAACGCCCCGCCCTCTGAGGTCATATTTGTAAAAGCCTGCTCAATGTATGGGAATGTGATCTTACCCTCACTGGCCAGTTTTTTGATATGCTCTGGAGCCACGCCCATCACTTTGCTCAGTTCTGTAAAAATGGGAATACCTCGACCTGCCAACTGGTTAAGGTCTTCGGAGTAAACCGTGTTTTGCACTTTGATTTTTCCGTAAATCTCAGAGAGCTCTCCAAAGGGAATTTTTAAACCGGCTGAAACGTCCCCAATTTTCTTAAGGCTTGGCAGGAGCTTTTCATTGCTTATGCCAAATGCCAAAAGATTACGCCCAGCTGCAATGACTTCACTGTTTTTGAATGGCGTTGAGTTTGAGAATTGATTGAGGTCGTTAATGACTTTATTGGCCTTATCCATACTGCCCAGCAT